TTTATTGACAGCGGTTACGGCAACTACGGCGCAAACCAAACCAAAAAGAGTTTGCGGGGCTGGAACTACCACGGCGGCAGCAGCAAGGAGGACATCGAGGATAACTTGGATGTTCTGCGGCAGCGCAGCCGGGATGCCTACATGGGAATCCCAACAGCGGCGGCGGCCCTGAAAACCATGCGCACCAATGTGGTGGCAAGCGGCCTTGTGCCTGCCCCGCAGATTGACGGTGAATTTTTGGGCCTGTCCGACGAGCAGACGGAGAAATTGCAGGCACAGATCATCCGTGAATTTGGCCTATGGGCGGACAGCTCTGTGTGCGATGCGGAGCGGGTGGACAACTTTTGGAAGCTCCAGCAGCTTGCTTTTATTTCCTCCCTGATGAACGGAGATGTAATTTCGCTTCTGCCGTTCAAGCCCCATCCGGGCCAGCCCTACGATCTGCGCATTAAGCTGATCGAAGCTGACAGGGTATGCAGCCCGGACGGCTTTGATAGGCTGACACCCTGCACCGTAAACGGCCACAATGTCCACAGCATTGTGCAGGGCGTGGAAACTGATGCCGACGGCATGGTGGTTGCTTACTGGATTTGCAACCGGCACCCGCTGGGCAGTAACAGCGCGGCGGATGCAGAGGGCATCCAGTGGAACCGGGTGGAAGCATACGGCGCAAAGACAGGCCGCCGGAATGTGCTTCATGTTATGAGCCGTGAGCGAATCGGCCAGCGCCGAGGCGTTCCGTTGCTTGCTCCTGTGCTGGAGGCACTGAAACAGCTTGGAAGATATACCGATGCGGAAATTACCGCGGCGGTGCTTTCTGCTATGTTTACCGTGTTCGTCAAATCTGTGGCACCCAATGACGGTAGACCGTTTGGCGAAATGATCCCGGCAGAGGAGCGGATCGACGAACAGGACAAGACCAGCATTGAGCTTGCCCCTGGCGCAATCATTGACCTGGCACCCGGCGAGGAGGTACAGTTTGCAGACCCCAAGCACCCGGTAAACGGATACGATGCGTTCACCAATGCTACTATCCGGCTGATCGGCGCAGGCTTGGAAATTCCGCCGGAGGTCATGTTGAAGCAGTTTACCACAAGCTATTCCGCTGCCCGCGGCGCGCTGAATGAATTTTGGCGTACTTGCGGTATGCACAGGGATTGGTTTACGGATGATTTCTGCCAGCCGATCTATGAGGAATGGTTTGCGGAAGCTGTGGCAAGGGGCCGCATCAAGGCACCGGGTTTTTTCAGTGATCCCATCATCCGCAAGGCGTATGTGTCCTGCTCCTGGAACGGCCCTGCGAGAACCAACCTGAACCCGGTGCAGGAAGTGGATGCAGCCATTAAGCGGCAGGATGCAGGATTTAGCACCGCCCAGGAGGAAACCGCCCAAATGACCGGCGGCGACTATAACCGTAACATCAAGCAGCGGGCTATCGAGGTGGCTCGTATGCAGGAAGTAAACAAGATCAAGGGCCAGGCGGCACAGCCTGCCCCGGTCACAGAATAGGAGGAAACGAAATGCCCAATGCAAACAAGTTTTGGCAGTTCCGCAATCAGGCGGGAAGCGCCGTGGAGCTGCTGTTGTACGGAGATATTTCGCAAACGAGCTGGTGGGGCGACGAGGTAACGCCCAAGCAGTTTGCCGACGAGCTTAGCAACCTCGGCGCTTTGGACACCATCACGGTACGCATCAACAGTGGCGGCGGTGATGTATTCGCCGCCCAGGCAATCGGCAATCTGCTGGAACAGCACCCGGCCCAGGTGACAGCGAAGATCGACGGCCTGTGCGCCAGCGCTGCTACCATCGTTGCCTGCCACTGCGCAAAGGTCGTGGCGGCCAATGACAGCACCTACATGGTGCATCCTGTGAAGATGGGCACTTACGGCTACTACAATGCCGAGGAGCTGCAAAAGTACATCGAGGCCCTGGCGGCCATCAAGGAAAGCATCGTTAACCTGTATGTGAAGAAAACCGGGCGCACCAAGGACGAGGTAACCGCCTGGATGGATGCCACAAGCTGGTGGACGAGCGAGGAAGCCAAGACCAACGGTTTTGTGGACGAGCTGGTGGACGAAGAAAAGCCCACGGTTGAAAATCGTGGCGGCGTTCTGTTCGTCAACAGTGTCAGCATGAATCTGCCTTTTGATAAGGCCCCTAACTTTGTTCAAGACAGCCAGGCAGCAGCCCCCGCCGCCGGATGTGTTGAAAATAATAATTGCCATGAGGAGGTAAAAGAAGTGGCAAACGAAATCAAAAACGCAGGAGATCTGCGGAACGCCTACCCCCAGTTGGTAAGCGAAATCGTAAATGCGGCGGTTGATGCCGAGCGCCAGCGCATCATGGACATCGAAAACATGGCCCTGCCCGGCCATGAGGAAATGACCACTGAGGCGAAGTTCACCAAGCCCATCAGCGCCAGCGACTACGCCCAGGCGGCTATGAAGCTGGTTAAGACCCAGGGCAACGCCTATCTGTCCGGCGCAAAGGACGATGCCGCAAACAGCGGTATGGGCGGAGTAAACAACGAAGCCAACGGCGGCGAGAAGCCCGACACCTTTATGGACGCGCTCAAGACCGTGGGCGGCAAGAAGTAAGGAGGAAAGACCATGAGCATGAATTTGGAAAAGCAGACCTTTTCTACTGCACCTGACTACCTGATCGCTGGCCCTGCCGAGATCACTACGGCAGTCAAGACCACTGCCGCCGCCTTGAAGCGCGGCGCTCCTGTCGTGCTGGATGCGTCCGGCAAGCTGGCCGCCATCACTGTGGCGGACGGCGCAGTGACCACCACAGGCCTGTACGGCATCATGGCAGAAGATGCCGCTTCCGGCGAGGAGGGCATTGTTTACCTGTCCGGCGAGTTCTTCGCTGATGCGCTGGTGCTGCCCGATGGTGCCACCGCTGCCGCTGTGGAAGTTGCCCTGCGTAACCTGGGCATTTTCTTGAAGTAAGAAGCAAGGAGGAAACGAAACATGGCTAACGAAGTGAATATCTACACTCCCCGATACCTGGCGGAAGTTGTGCGGCAGGCACCCCCTGTCCATACTTTCTTCCGCGATACCTTTTTCACCAATATCAAGACCTTTGCCACCGAGCGGGTGGACATTGATCTTGTCAAGGGTGATCGCCGCATGGCGGCTTTCGTGCATCCCCGCGTTGGCGGTGAAGTGCTGAAAAGCCAGGGTTATCAGACCGAGAGCTACAAGCCTCCCCTGATTAACCCTTACGATGTGACCACCGCCGATCAGCTGATGCAGCGCCTCCCCGGTGAGGATATGTACAGCGGCATGACCCCCGCACAGCGGGCCGCCAAGAAGCTGCTGGACGAGTACAAGAAGCTGGACGATGCCACTACCCGCCGTGAGGAGTGGATGGCCGTTCAGGCCATTGTCACCGGCTCCATCCCTGTGGTGGGCAAGGGTGTCAATGAAACCATCAACTTTGGCCTGACCAACAAGATCACCCTGACCGGCAACTACAAGTGGGGCGGCAGCTCTGCCACCATCCTGAAAAACCTGGAGGACTGGGTGGAAAAGGTGCAGGACAGCGGCTTTGCCAATGTTGACATGGTTATCATGGGCAGACAGGCAAAGGCACTGTTCTTTGCGAACGAAGATGTGCAGAAGAAACTGGACAACCGGCGCATTGAAATTGGCCGCCTGGAACCCAAGTCTTTGCCCAACGGCGTGCGCTACCTGGGTCACCTGAACGATCCCAGCCTGGATCTGTACACCTACGGCGAAAAGTATTACGACGATTGGACTGACCCCACCAATCCCGCCGTAAAGCCCCTGATCCCCGACAATGCTGTGGTGCTTATCAGCTCCCAGCCTGATTATATGCTGGCATACGGCGCATGTACCTACATCGAGGATGCAAGCAAGCAGTGGGTCACGGCAGAAACCGCCCGCCTGCTGCGCTCCTATGTTGAGCATCATCCTGACCGCCGTTTCCTGGAACTCCAGGCGCACCCCCTGCCCATCCCCGACAAGGTGGATAGCTGGCTGGTTGCTACTGTGTGCTAATTTCCATCCCCTGCCCGCAAACGCGGGCGGGGGAATTTTTCTGCGGAGGTAACAAATGGCACTCTTTGAATTGAAACAGGATTACGGCCCGGAGGGCAAGCCTTTCACACCGCCCACTTTCAAGGACTGCGTGGCAGCGGATATCGACCTGGCTTTCTTTGAACAGGACGAACACGCAGAATGGCGAACCGTGGACGGAAAGAAAGCCCTGGTCATTTTGGAGGATGTCGCCCTGAAAGAAAGGCAAGCACACTGGGAAGCCGGAGCCAAGCAGAATTTTGATACTGGACTGTACACAGCACGATCCACCTTGTTTATCCGGGTAGCCGACTACGGCCCCAAGCCGAAGATCGGCAAGCCTTTGGTAATGGACAAGGGTACGGATGTGCAGCGGACATACAGCATCATCAACTGCGAGGAAGAAGCTGGCATTTACCGCATCACCATGGAGAGGACAAGACAATGAGCCGCGTAACCTACAATGCCGGAAATATGACCATCACCGTGGCGGGCATCAAGGATGTGGAGCGCCGGTTAGGCAAGCTGAAAAGCAAGGCACCGGCGGCGATGAAATTCGCCATCAACGCCACAGCCCGAAAGACCCGCAGGCTGATGATCGCAAAAGCCAAAGCACGGTACGCCGTAAACGAAAAGGGCAAGGCACACCTGGACGAACTGCGGCAAAAAAGGAAAGCGAGCAATAGCAGTCTTTTAGCGGAACTGAGAATCGCGCACATGAAAAGCGATCTTGGCTACTTCAAACATTCCCCAACAGAAGTATTTACTGGCAGGGATGTGTTTACCAAGGCCCCCAAAGTGGTGCGAGCAAAAGTCCTAAAGGAATCGCCTATGAAGTCGCTGACCGGCAAAGGCAATTTAAGCAAAGGTTTCCTTTTGGAGTTTAAGTCTGAACACATCGGAATGGTGCAAAGAGTAAGGGGATCGGACGGCTCAAATCCCATAAGCGAAAAAAGCAATATTCCACGGTGGCGGACAGCAGATGGGCGTATCGAAATGGTGCAAACCATGGGCGCACCATCGGGAATGTCTATGCACAACAAGATTTGGCCCGTTGTGGAGCCGGATGCCGTCCAAATTTTGCATGAACAGTTAGACCGGCGTATCGAAATGATTTTGGAAAAAGCCAAAAAGGAGTAAGCGATGAAAGACTATACAAACGCGGTACAGGCCGCGGGCCTTGGGCGAACCCCACAGCTTTGCCAAGATGCTTTGATCGAAGCGCTGGAGGATCTGTTTAAGGGCAAGAAGTACAACGGCCAGCAGGGCCGCAAGGAGCTTAGAATCTACAAGCAGGATCTTCCGATCACGGAAAACAACGATTCGGATGTGGACACGGATGCCGCTGCTGCACCCTATGTTGTTGTCCGTATGACCGGCGGACAGATTGAGGACGAGGCTTCGCCGCAAAAGGTGGAGTTTTCTTTGGTGATCTGTGCCTATGACCTGGGCGATGCCCGCGAGGGCTACCAGGATGTAGCGAACATCAAAGAGGACATCATACAGCGGTTTTGCACCCGGCCTTACTTTGGCGGTGTATTTACCGTGCTGAAACCCATTGTGTGGGCCATGCAGCAGGACGATACGCACCCCTACTATTTCGGTGCCTGCAACCTAAATTGTACGGCTCCGGCCATGACCCAGGACACAGAACTGGAGGAAATGATATGAGCAAGAAGCAAAGCAAGGCTACTGCACAGGGCGCAGCGGAAAAGGCTACGCCCTGCGTTTACTGCGGCCCCACTGTGCGGGGCGTGGTAAAGCAGTACACCGTTTTTGCCGGGAACATCCCGGAACCCCTGCAAGCATTTATTGACCAGCACCCGGAGGCCAAGGCCCTGTTGGTGGCGGTTGATCGGTTTGCAGAAACCAGGAAGAAGATGGAAACCGCCGGAACGGCGGAAGCCATTTTGTACCACAAGATTAAATCCGAATTGTAAGGAGGAAAACGAAACATGGCACTTTACAAGCATGGCGTATATGCCAGTGAGCAGCCCACAAGCATGGTCGCGCCCATTTCCGGCACGGCTGGGCTTCAGGTGGTAATCGGCACTGCCCCGGTAAATATGCTGAAAGACCCCGCCGCAGCGGTGAACAAGCCCAAGCTGGTCACCACCTACGCCGAGGCGGTGGCAGCCGTGGGCTATAACCCCGACTTCGCAAGCTACACCATTTGCGAAAGCATTTCGGCCAGCTTCCAGGTTGTCGGTGTCGCCCCCATGGTGTTCATCAATGTGCTGGATCCTGAAAAGCACAAGGCGGACATGGCGGAAACCGTTATTCAGATCAACGGCGGCAAGGCCGTACTGGAGGTGGCAGGCGTTCTGCTGAACAAGATGGTGGTTAAGGCGGAGGAAGTCACCCTGACCGCAGGAGAGGACTACACCACCGCCTGGAATGACGATGGCACCCTGAACATCGTCGTGATCCCCGGCGGCAAGGCCGACAAGGCAACCGCGCTGACTGTCAGCGGTGAAAAGCTCGACCCCTCCAAGGTCACCCCTGCCGACATCGTTGGCAGTGTGGATGCTGATACCGGCAAGGAAACCGGCATGGAAGTCCTCCGGCAGATTTACCCCCTGCTGTCTATGCTCCCCGGCCTGGTGATTGCTCCCCGGTTCAGCAAGCACCCCACCGTGGCGGCGGCTATGCAGGCCAAGACCAAGGAGCTGAACGGTGTGTTCAAGTGCAACTGCATTGTGGACATCGACAGCTCCGCTACCGGCGCTACCAAGTACGCCGATGTGAAGAAAACCAAGGAGGCCCAGGCGGTGTCCGATCCCAACGCATACGCCGTATGGCTGTATGCAAAGATTGGCGATGTGGTTTACAGCGGCTCCGCTATGGCGGCTGCCCTGACCGCATACACCGATGTAGCCAACGACGATACCCCCAATGTCAGCCCCAGCAATAAGACGGTGAACATCACCGCCGCCTGCCTGGAGGACGGCACGGAAGTCCTGCTGGATCAGGAGCAGGCCAACATCGTCAACAGCTACGGCGTGGCTACCTGGCTGAACATGAACGGCTTCCGCCTGTGGGGCAACAACACCGCCGCATACCCCGGCACTACCGATCCCAAGGATCGCTGGTTTAGTGTCCGCCGGTTCCTGAACTGGGCGGCCAACACTTTCATTCTCACTTACTTCTCCAAGGTGGACAGCCCCGCCAACAAGCGGCTGATCGAGGCCATTGTGGACAGCGAGAATGTGCGCGGCAACGGCTTTGTTGCCCGCGGTGTCTGCGCCCGGTATGAAACCACCTTTAACGAGGACGAGAACACCACGGCTGATCTGCTGAATGGCAAGCTGACTTTCCATCAGTACATCACGCCCTTTACCCCCGCCGAGGACATTGAGGATGTTATCGAGTTTGACCCCAATGCCCTGTCCGGCGCACTGAGCTAACAAGGGAGGTAAACGCACATGATTAGCAACAACTACATCCCCGAAAAGATCAACGACTTCAACGCCTACCTGAACGGTAACAAAATGATCGGCGTTGGTTCCTCTGTCACCCTGCCCGAGATTAACA